GCGGGCGATCGAGGCCGCGAGGCAGGACGGGCTGGCGATCGGAGTATCCGGGCTGGACGAGTTCGACATCGGCGACTTCGGGACCGAGTTAGAGGACGCGCGGCGTCTGGTGGAGCTGAAGCCGGGTTCGCGGACTCTGGAGAAAGAGATTTTCAAGAAACTGGCTTACAAATATCTGTGCGATACGAGACAGGAGGTGAAGGATCGAATCGCGGCAGAAATCGACGAGGCGAGTAAGTGAAAGGAGGCCGGATGGCAGAAGAGCAAACGAGCGATGTAAGGGCGATCGTGAGAGAAGCGATCGCGGAATTCATGAACGCGCAACAGGCCGAGACGGAGCCGGCTTACAAGATGGAGCTGGTGGAGGAGCGGAAGCGGCGCGAGCAACTGGAGCGGCGGCTGAGCGAACTGGAGGAAGAGAACAAGCGGAGCCGTCAGATGGCGGAAGAGGCCGAACGGAGCGCGGCAGTGAGATCGGAGCTGCAGCGGCTCGGGGTGGCGAAGGTGGACGTGGCGTTCAAGGCGGTGCGGGACGATATTTACCGCGCGGAAGACGGGAGACTGATAGCGCGGAGTGAACAGGGAGAGCAAAGTCTGAAGGAGTACCTGACGCGCTTCCTGAACGAGAACCCGGAATTTCTGCCGGCGCGGATCCAGGGCGGATCGGGGGCCGCGGCAACGCAGAAGACGCCGCCGGCGGGATCCGGAGTGGACCTGGAGAAGATCCGTCCGGGGATGAGCGCGGAGGAGGCCGAGCGGGTGAGGCAGGAGATCATCAGGGTCGCAGGACAGATGATGCGGTCGTAACGCCGGCGGCCGGGCGTCCCCAGGAGTGTGGGCGGGGCACGTAGAAATGCGTGCGCGCCACGGGAAGTTGGGTGCGGGCCTCCAAAAGGCCGGACGAGGGCGTCCGGAGCAGACGCGGGGGTGTGCCCACAAACGAGTAGTAAGCGATGTTGAGACTAAGAGAGAGAGGAAGAAAGAGGAGGAGAAGATGGCAGTAATTACCTCAGCGAATTTGGCGAACGCGATTGTGAAGCTGGTGGCGGCGGACGCATTGCCGGCGTTGACGGGGAACCTGGTGATGGGAAACCTCGTGAATCGCGACTTCGAGCCGACGCTCGCGCAGGCGGGCGATACCGTAAACGTTCCGATTCCCCCGACGCTGATCGCGAACAACCTGGCGGAGGGGAGTTCGGTGGTGACGCAGAGCCCGAACCTGGGCAATGCGCAGATCAAGCTGGACACGCACGCGGAGGCGACGTTCCAGATACCGGATGTGACGAAGGTGCTGGCGGTTCCGGACCTGCTGAAGCTGTACATGCAGCCGGCGATGGTGGCGCTGGCCGAGAGGATCGAGACCGACCTTCTGAACCTGTACGCGCAGTTTTCGGCGAACGCGCCGGTGGGGACGGCAGGCTCTCCGCTGACGGAAGCAGCGGTGGACGCGGCGGAGACAGCGCTGTTCGAAGCGAAGGTGCCGATGGGCGAGCCGAAGTACCTGGTGGTGGATGCAAACGCATACTCGGCGCTGCGTCAGATTCCGCGGTTCAGCGAGTACGGGACGGCCGGGGAGGCCGGGTTGCGGGCGCTGGTGGATGGCAGCGTCGGGCGGATCAAGGACTTTTACGTGATGCGGTCGCAGTTCGTGGCGAAGACGGGGAGCAGCCCTGTGACGACGCACAACCTGGCGTTCACGAAGAGCTCGATCGGGCTGGTGGTGCGGCGTCTGCCGCAGCCGCTGCCTGGGACGGGCGCGATCGCGGAGTACGCGGAGCTGGGCAATTTCGGCATGCGCGTGGTGATGACGTACCAGCCGAACACGCTGGCGCAGCAGTTCACGGTGGACGTTCTGTACGGCGCGGCAGTGCTGCGGAACAACTTCGGCGTGCAGGTGAACTCGTAAAAGAGAGGAGAGCGGGGACGGGCGCGAAGAGTGCGTCTGTCCTCTTTTTTGATATGGAGATCACGGCTTTTTACAAGAAGGTGCGCGAGGTGGAGGCGACGATCAAGGAACGGGAGGTGCTGATCGTGAGCCTGGCGACGGGGGATGGCGGGCGCGAGGGGGTAAGGTCGGAAGTGACTCGCACCGTGGCTGCGAAGCTGATCGCGGAAGGGCGGGCGCGGCTGGCAACGTTCGATGAGATCAAGGAATACCGGGAGAAGGCGGCAGAGGCGTTGCGAGCGGCGGAGCAACTGGCGGCATCGAAGCGGATGCAGATCGCGGTGCTGACGGAAGCGGACCTGAAGGCGTTGAAGAGCGGGCTGACGAAGAGCTGACGAGGCAAAGATGGCGCTGTTTACTGACGGAACGATGGCGACGATGGAGGACGCGGCGGCGTACGAGTCGTCGATTCTGGACGTGACCGCGACGGAGGGCATCGACCTTCAGACGAAGCTGAAGCTGGCGCAGGAGGAGCTGGGGGTGGAGCTGGAAGCGTTCATGGCGGGGCGGCAAATCGAAGCGGCGCTGGGAAACGTGGTGGTGACGGAGCCGTTGAAAAAATGGCACGTGTTCCAGACGCTGACGCTGGTGTATCGGGATGCGTACAACAGGCAGTTGAACGACCGGTACCTGGGCAAACAGCGGGAGTACGAGCGGCTGGCGCGATGGGCATGGGAGGCGCTGTTCCAGTGCGGTATCGGAATGACGTCGCGGCCGATCGCGAAGGCGGATCCGCCGGAACTGACGGCGGTGGCGGGGAACGGAAGCGCGGCCGTTTACTACGTGCGGGCGGCGTGGAGCGATGGAGAGCAGGAAGGCTGCCCGAGCGATGTGGCGGTGATCAGCGTTCCGGCGGGGAACCTGGCGAGTGTGAAGGCGGTGAATCCGCCGGCGAGGGCGAAGTCGTGGAATCTCTACGCGGGATATTCGGCGGCCGTCCTGGCGCGGCAGAATGACGGGCCGCTGCCGGCGGGGGCGACGTGGACGGCACCGTCGGAAGGGCTGAGGACGGGCGCCGCGCCGGGGACAGGGCAAGCGCCGGAATATTTCGTGAGGGCGGGACGAGTGCTCCCGCGGGGGTGAGCATGGGGGCAAGCAGCGCAGCGACGAAGAAAGTATTCGGGCTGTTGACAACGCCGGAGGCAGGGCTGCCGTACACGCTGGGGGCGATGGCGGAGCAGCAGCAGACGCCGGCGATTATGATCGGGGCGGGCCAGATCGTGACGCAGAACGTGGCGTCGGAGGTAGCGGAGAAGACGGCTGGGGTTAAGTATCCGATGGTGTACGTGTACTGCGAAGGGCTGACGAATTCGCTGAAGGAGAAGTTCCGGACGTTTTCGGGGCAGGCGCACATGGCGGTGGAAGCCCGGATTTCGCACGAGCACATGGAGCGGCTTGCCGGCGATTTGCAATTATTCGCGAGCGCGGCGACGGAGGTGCTGGACAAGAGCCGCGGGGATTGGGGCGAGGGAATGTTTTACACGGGCGGATACAAGGTAGAGTTCGGGGCCGTGAAGCGGGGCGGAAAGAATTTCATCCAGACCGTGAAGATAGCCTTCGATGTGGAGGTGAGTTACTAAATGTCTTGCGGATATATATCATCCAACGATAACCGTCTGTATGTCGGCCTGGAGCTGAGTTACGGACAGATTCCGATCGTGGACGGGCGGAACCGGTTTCCGGCGGTGAAGTTCACGGCGCAGCAGAAACTAACGCGTCCGGAGCGGAAGGACAAGACGGGGACGCGCACGTTTCCGGGCGTGCCGGCGGGCTTAAGGAAGCAGACGACGTTTGGGGTGACGACGTACATGACGGGCTGGACGCGGCAGGACATGGAGCCGGGCTACGGGCCGCTGTTCCAGGCGGGGCTGGGGGGAGCGCCGGTATTTTTCGAAGGCGGAGTGGCGGGGGCGAATACGAACGGGAAACTGCTGACGTTCGCGACGGCGCACGGCTTGTCGGCGGGACAGGGGGTGACGTTCGGGGGGGAGCTGCGGTTCGTGGTGTCGATCGTGGATGCGTTCACAGTGGAGCTGAACGCGCCATTCTCGACGCTGCCGACGCAGGGCGCGCCGGTGGGTCCGACGGTGAGTTACCAGCCGGCTATGAATCTGGCGACAGTGAGCATCTTCGATTATTGGAGCCCGGCGGGAGCGGTGCAGCGAATCCTGTGCGGAGCGGCAGTGGATGAAGTACGGATTCAGGTGAACGGGGATTATCACGAGTTCGAGTTCCGGGGGATCGCGCAGGACCTGATCGACAACACGAGTTTTCTCGCAGGGCAGGGCGAGTTGGCCGCATTTCCGGCGGAGCCGATCGCGGAGCAGTTCGACTACACGATCATTCCGGGGCACTTGGGGCAAGCGTGGCTGGGCAACACGCCGGACCGGTTCTACACGATCACGGCGGCGGCTGTGCGGCTGCAGAACGATATACAGGCCCGGACGCAGGAGTTCGGGTCAGACGTGCCGCGGTGCATTTCGCCGGGGCAGCGGACCGTGACGGTGGATTTCGATCTGTTCGAGCAGAACGAGACGGCGGTGAAAGGGCTGTACCAGGCGGCGAGGCAGCAATCGCCGGTGATGGTGATGCTGCAGTTGGGGCAGCAGCAAGGGCAACTGTTCGGCGTGTGGCTGAAGAGCGTAGTGCCGGAGGTACCGGAGTTCGACGACAGCGACACGCGGCTGAGATGGAAGTTCGCGAGTTGCCGGGCGCAGGGCACTGTGGACGATGAGATTTCTGTGGCATTCGGGTAGAGGCGAGCGATGGAATACCGGAGCGAGGTGGAGATCGAGTCGGCGAGCACGCCGGGCGTGAGGTTCCGGATCGCGCGGATGTCGTTGGCGCGGCGGATGGAGCTGATCCGGCGGATCCGGGAGCTGGCGGCGAAGGCGGAGTTTCTGGAAGCGGGGAGCAGCGCGGGAGAGAAGTTGGATGCGGCGCTGCTGGCGCGGGAAGTGGACCGCGTGTACCTGGAATGGGGGCTGATCGCGGTAGCGGGACTGACGGTGGACGGCGAGCCTGCGACGCGGGAGGCGCTGATCGAGCGGGGGCCGGAGGAACTTGCGAATGAGATCGCGGCGGCGGTGAAGCGCGAGTGCGGGCTGAGTGAGGAAGAAAGAAAAAACTGATCATCGCATTCCATTTCCAGTTTTCAGATCCGGCCCGGTGGAGGTGCGATGAATGCAGGCGAGCAGGGCTGGAGGAGAAGCGGCGGTGCGGCTGGCAGAAGCAGGCGGGACCGGAGCGCGTGGTTTGGGCGCGGGGACGGGTGAGCACGACGGAGTGCCCGAAATCATACATCACGGGGGAAAGCGCGGCGTGGCTGGAGGAGTTCCAGGCGTGGCGGGCGCTGGGGCGGCCGGATCTTCGGGAGATGGGCGCGAGGGAGGCGCAGGCGCTGATGATTTTGGAGAACGAGTGGGCGAGCGAGGCTAATCGTGGCGAGTAACTTTCAGGGCGTGGTAAACAGCGTGATCGGGGCGAGCGAGTTCAGCCAGGCGCTGATGGCTGGGTTGAGCGATGCGCTGCAGGTGGAGCAGCTTCGAATTACGGGCCAGGCGCAGACGGAGGCATTGCTGGCAAACACGGCGGCGCTTTTGAAGAATACGTCGGCGCGGAGCTCGAGCACGGGAACCACGGCGGGGGGCGTGGTGCAGAGCGTATTGGGCGGCTTCGGGGGCGGGCTGCTGTCGCCATTGATCTCGGGGCTGATCGGGCTGTTCGGCGGCGGGAAGGCGGAGACGCCTCCTCCGTTGGTGGTGTATGCGCCGCCGGCGGCCGTGAATTACGAAGCGGACTTCTCGCGGAGTGCGGGGTTAGCGGCGACTTACTCGAACGGAGGCAGGGGGAGCGTCGTGAGCGCGCCGCAGATTACGGTGCAGGTGCAGGCGATGGACAGCCGTTCGTTTCTCGATCACCGGGAAGAGATAGCGCGGGCGGTGCGGGAAGCGATGCTGAATTCGCATGCTTTGAATGATGTGGTGAATGAGTTGTGAGAGGCGGCTGGTGTAAGTTTCGCACAAAGACACAAAGACCACAAAGACACAAAGAAAACATCTCCCTTTGAAATTATTACTTTAGGCGTGAGTGTCGAACCTCGCAAAGACGCAAAGGACGCAAAGACGCAAAGGAAGACATTGGGATGAGTTCATTTCCTAGGTTGAAGACGGGGGCGGTGGTTCAGTATCCGGCGACTCGGACGGTTGGTTATGCGACGGAGGTGTTCCGGTTTCTGGACGGGGCGGAGCAGCGGTATCGGGCGCGGGGCTCGGAGACGCGGCGGTGGGTGATCCGGCTGGAGCTGCTGGACGAGACGGAGCTGGCGGCGCTGGAGGAGTTTTTCGAGTCGATGGAGGGTGCGTTCGGGAGGTTTGCGTTCGAGGATCCGTGGGACGGGAAGCAGTATCCGGATTGCAGTCTGGAGGGCGATGAATTTGAGGCGGAGATGCTGGGCGAGACGCGCGCGAAGACGTCGCTGGTGGTGAGAGAGAACAGGAGTTGAGATGGCTTACTTTCCGCAGATAGCGCAGTTTCCGGGGACGCGACGCGTGCGGCGCCGGACGGTCGGGAGCGAGGCGATGGACGGGAGCATCGTGAAGTACGCCGACAGCGGGGCGGGCGAGATCGAATGGGAGCTTTCGTACGCCGGCCTGACCGATCAGGAGTGGGGAGCGATCCGGGAGCTGTTCGAGGCGTGCGAGGGGCGGCTGGAGACGTTCACGTTCGTGGATCCGTTCGCAAACCTGTTGAAGTCGAGCGAGGACCTGGGGGCGGCGGTTTGGTTGAAAGATGCGGGGCTGGGGCTGGCAGCGGGGATTGCGGATCCGTTGGGCGGGTCGGGGGCGACGCGCATTACGAACCAGGGCGCGGAGGCGCGTGCGATTTGGCAGGAGCTGCCTGCGCCGGCGTCGTTCCGATACGCGGTGAGCGCTTATGCGCGCTGTGATGCGGGCGCGAGGCTGACGTTGTTCGCGGAGGCGGGAGCGACCAAGGCGAGTAAGGAATTCGCGATCGGGCCGGAGTGGCGCCGGATCGTGCATTCGGCTCAGCCGGGCGGGACGGAGGAGGAAGTGCAGTTTGGCGTGATCGTGCCTGGAGGGGCGGCCGTAGACGTATTCGGGCTGCAGGTGGAGGCCCAGCCGGGGGCGTCGGCGTACAAGCGGAGCGGGGCGGGGGGAGTGTATGTGAACGCGCGGTTTGCGGAGGACGTGCTGACGGTGAATACGGACGGGCCGGGGCTCAATTCGGCGCGGGTGCGGATTCGGACGGCGGGCTGAAAGATGGCGACGATCAACGAATTGAAAGAGCGGGCGGTGACGGAGACGCCGCTGTTGCTGTTCGAGTGCGAGCTGGTATCCGGGGCGGTGGAGCGGTGGAGCACGCACGGCGTGGAGTTCGAAGGGGCGCGGTACGAGGCGCGGGTGCTGCGGCACAACCTGTTCGAGATGCGGTCGGGCTCGGACGACGGGATCGATGCGCTGGCGCGGATTTCAATAACGCTGGCGAACGCGGATTCGCATTTTTCGCAGATCGAACGGCAGACGGGGTGGAAGGGCGCCAAGGTGACGGTGCGGTTCGTGTTCTTCGATCTGAAGAACGGGACGGCGGCGTCGGAGGGCGCGGTGTTATTTCGCGGAGTCGCGGACGCGCCTGAGGAGATCACGGAATCGACGCTGCGGCTGAATGTGACGAACAGTCTGAATTTGCAGCGCGTGCTTCTGCCGGATGTGAGGGTGGAGCGGCGGTGCCCGTGGAAGTTTCCGTCGAGCGCGGAGCAGCGCGCGGAGGCGGTGACGGGCGGGAGCAGGGAAAGGTATTCGCCGTTTTACAGGTGCGGATATTCGCCGGACCAGGCGGGCGGCACGGGGAACATGGATGGCGCGGCTCCGTTCGCAGGGTGCATGGGGACGCGGGAACAGTGCGAAGCGCGAGGGATGTTCTCCGAAGACGGCAGCAGAAATCCGACACGAAGGTTCGGGGGGATCGAGTTTGTGCCGCCGAGCACGGTGGTGCGGAGCTATGGAGAGAAGGGGCGGCATGTTTCGAGCGCGGTGGAGAACGAAGCGCGATACAACGACTTCGTTCCGCTGGTGTACGGGACGGCGTGGTATGCACCGTTGATCGTGTTCTCGAAAAACGATGGGAACCTGACGCGGATGGAAGTGCTGCTGGGGATGGGGGAGATCGAGGGCGTTCTGAAAGTGCTGGTGAACGACATCGAGATTCCGCTGGGCCGGGCGGGCGCGGACATGACGGCGACGGGCTGGTTCAGCGTGATTACGCCGGGTGGACGGACTGGTGCTTTCAATCCGGACTACGTGACGTCGTCGGGGGCGCCGCTGGGAGATCCGTACGGAAGCATGGCGGTGCTTTCAGTGGTGGTGCCGAACCGCATCAATGACGGGCGGAATTTGCCGGATGTTCAGATTCTGCTGGAAGGGCTGAAGCTGGACCAGTACGGGAGCGATGGGAAGTACAAAGGACAGAGCTTTACCAATAATCCGGCCTGGGTGCTGCTCGATATCCTGCGGCGGTGCGGATGGCGGCTGGAAGACGTGGATGTAGCCAGTTTCGGGCAGGCGGCGGAATACTGCGAGGAAGAGATCCCGGCGGTGGACTTACACGGCAATGCGATCTCGATTCCGCGGTTTCAGTGTAACCTGGCGCTGCTGAAACGACGAAGCGCGGCTGATGTAATTCGAGGAATCAGGAACGGGGCTCGTTTGTATCTTACTTATAGTCCGGGAGGGCAGCTACAGTTACGTGCGGAGA